CTCCATCCAAAATCTCCACCATTGTTTTCTATACGCACAGATACTTGTCTTGTTCTGCCTCTTGTAGTTGTAAATTGTGTTGAAGGAGTCAAAGCAATAGTAGATAAAGTAGAGCGATTTTCTGCAGGATACCTTCTACCTTTTAAAGTAAGATTAATCGTATCATTAGAATTATTAGAATTTAAAAATTCAATATCAGGAATTACTTTATTTACAAACATAAAAGATTCTCCATCAGGGTCTAGGTCAATATCTGCAGACTCTATATAAGCATTAAAAGCAGTACCATCAGCAGTATTGCCAGTTTCATGATTGTAAATATAGTTGTTATTTGTATTATCTAGCTTTCCAGTTGCTAGTGGAAAATCTAACAAAGGTGCTTGATTCCAAGATGTTCTTGTAAAATTATCTGAAGTAGTACCAACACTCCAAACTTTTTCTGCATAGTTGTAAGTGACATATCTATCTATTTCATTACTGCTAGCAGAAGGGTAAAACCATATCACCTCATTATGAGCTTGATTGTGTCCTGCAAAAATTTTAAATCTTTGTGATTTATTTATGTCACTAAATATGTAGTCTAATACAGTACAAGTAATTCTTTCAATATTACCTGTAGCTCTGTAAAAAGCACCATCATCCATAAAAAATACTTGACCACCTACAGCAACTCCAGCATTAGGTGCAATCATTCCTATACCTCTTGCTATTTCATTAAATGAAAAGTAAAAAGGACTGCCTACAAATCTCATAGAAAACACACTAGAATCTGTAAAGACCAATGTTTCTTGTCTTGTTTGTACTGCACCAATAATCTGACTACCTGATGACAACTTAACTCCACCTGCAGAGTTTGTAGCAGATGGTGTCCAATCAAACATATTTTCAGAGTCTGACCATCTTACAAATAAAGGGTCTACTGTATTGCTACCTATTGGATTACATCCTAGTGCTATCAAATGTCTATCAACATCAGAAGTCATAATTTGAAAAGCTGATATAGGACAATTACTAGCACCAGCTACAGAACTTGCTAATATTCCTCTAGTTGCTACACCATTAGCAACTTGCCATACAAATAGTGGACCACCTCTAGGTACAGCAACTAAATCTTCTCCAAAGTTATCAATAGACCATAATCTTAATTGACTGAAAACTGCAACAGGACTTGTACTACCCCATGTTCCAGAACCCCATACACCTGCACCCCAACCTGAACCTGAAACAAAAACATCTAAACCTGAACCATATAAATATGTACCAACTGTATTTGAACCACCACCACTACCAGTATGGTTTGAAGCTTGAGCTAAAGTGACTGTATAAGTATTAGTTGTTGTGCTTTCTATTTGATATTCTTGATTTAATACAGAGGCTGTCACATTACCGCCTACAGTTGCTGCACCTGAAAATATTACAAAATCTCCGGGATTTGCATTATGTGCTGTGTCATTTACTGTTAAAGTTGTAGAACCACTTGTTGCTGTAAAAGTCACATCACCTGCAGCAGTAGTATTATCAACAGGTGTAATGTCATAAAAAGTATTACCTTCTTGCACATACCATTTTAAATGTGTGCCTAAAGAATTGTAGCTCGCAAGAGTAGATGTTTTGTAAGTATGTAATGCTCTGCAAGTTCCTAAAAAACTATTGGTTGAATTTTTAGACCAACCTCCTATTTTTTCTGGTTTACCAAATCTAAATCTAATTTTGTCAGAGTCTGTCCAACCACCTTCATTTGCATATGAAGTAAGCTCTTTGTTAATTCCGGGTCTAAATTGATATTTAACTAATGCCATTTATACTTCGTGCCAAGGCTCTCCTTGAAAAAGCAAAGCTTCTGCTTCTCTTCTTCTAACTAATCCTTGTAATACTTCTCCTCCTGCCTTGTTCCATCTTTTCATTTGATATGGAACTTCTTCGTACATCTCTTTATTTAAAACTTTAAGCATTGTAGAACTAGCTAAATTTGTTGGTCCTAAGTTATATGTCCAGCAGACTAAAGCATCAAACTGACATTGTTCTAGTTCTACATCTACTAAATCTTCGACATAACCTTCAAACTCTTCAAGCTCTATTTCTAAAAAAGCTTCTGCTTCTTCTTTAGATATTTCCATACCTTCAAATACATCTTTAGTATGACCCCAGCCTATAGTCCATATTCCTACACTATCTTGATAGGCTGTAAGCTCTAAACCCTCAAACTTTTTTATAAGGGCAATACCCTCTTTAGATATTTTCATTTTCTTATTCCTCGTTGGTAGTGACTTTTCTATAGTAGACCACCACTTCTTTAAGCTCATTTATATACCTCTTTAGTTCTTGCATATTGTAAGCCATCAACTCATAGTCTGGAATTGACATGGCTACAAATACTATACGACCTTCTTCTTTTTTTACTCTTTCTAAAAACTCATCAACATTAACCTCTGATACTACAAACCAATATGGCTCTTTCAAATCTATCTCTCTAGGCATAACTGGTTGAGCTATGGTTCTTTTGAGAGGTTTGCTTATTACATCTACTTGTTTAGGAATCAGGCTGCAACTGTAAGCCATTATCAAGACCATCAATAATACGACTATCTGTTTCAATACCATCAAATACTTCTTTAGTTCCATTGTTCACCCTCTTTTCTATTAACCCCGGTTTAGCTGCTGCTAGCTTACTAAGATTGTGTCTTTTAAAAATATCAAGATACCTATTCATCTCTAGTTCGATTTCTTGGTTTCTTGTTTGAAGTTCTACTAATCCTCGTGTTTGCATTTCAAAATCTTGCTGCATACTTTCTATTGCTTCTTTTTGTTCTTGGTCTCTTAATTCATATGCTCTATTCAAAGATTGAAGAGAAGAATTTTGCCAATATAAAAATCCACATATAGAAACCAAAACTGCTATAACTCCTAAAAGTATTTTACTCATTGACCACACACCACAAAGATACCATCAACTACTTGACAGTTATCATTCTTATCTACAGTTATTGTTCCTGCAGTTGCTTTGCCTTGCTTCATAACAAAATTATTTGTAGCTTCATCATAAGCTACGATTGTTTCTGTACAACCTAATAAAAATGTAAATATAATTATTGTTAATAATATTTTTCTCATTGACTTTGTCTTATCACAATTACTGATGACCCTCCACCATTTACTTTAACTTGGTTCATTACCCCATCTTGTTCTAATACAACTAAATAACTTTCTCCACTATCTATTTGTATAGATGTTGATTGTGCAACTTCTCTTGTAAGTTTTATTTCTTGACCTGAAACTACTGTTGTTATCTGTGTTTTTTGGTCTTGCCCTATACTTGTGCCTTCTATATTTACAGCAGATATTGTTTGAGTAAGCTCTTCTTCGTTATCTAAAACATCTAACTCTGTAATTATATCAAGCAAATCTTCTAAAAAATTTACATTTAAAGCATCATAATCTAATTCAGTAAATTCTAATTCGTCTTTATCTAAAGAGTCATCAGCTAAATAATCAATATCTAACTCACCAAAATCTAACAAGTTGTTATCTTGCTTGCTTTCTGATTGCTCTTCTTCTTGTTCTTTGTTTTCTTCTGGCGGTGCAATCAACAACATATTGTTAATAAAATCTAAAGACAAATCTAAAATAACTGGTTTACTTGGCATGGCTTCGTAAACTCTAGTTGTTGTTGCTTGATAAGGTTTATTTAATATAACTGTTCCGATAGCAGTTGTGACTGATATTTCTCCAGAAGGATTACCATTTTCATCTGGTAGCAATATAAATAAACTCTTACCAGTATCAGGTTCTACTGTAATTGTAAAATCTGTGCCTCGTATACCAACTACTGCAGAGTTAGTTTTCAATTTAATATTTTTTTTTGATATTGCATTGGTCAAGCTTGAGGTAAATCTAGCTGTGCCTTTTACAAAATTTAAAGCTAACTTTGAGTTATCTGGATTTGGGTCAAAAACAAATTCATCTATAACAACCATAGAGTGTTCTGTAATTCTTATAGTTGTATCATCTACAAATCTTATGCCCATACGACCAGCTTCAGTTTGTGCCTTATCATAAGACTGAATACCAAAGTCAGTCACTACATCATAGTTCTTGTCTCTTTCTATTCGAGCATAGCCTGATACTTGTTCTACAGTTCCTATATCAACAACTTGTGCTAACGCCTTGGTCGTTCTGATTGACACAGAAAGTACCATTAGAACCAGTAGAAGTAATCTTAAGCCAGTCATTATCAAGTGTACTTTGTTGTGTGACATTTATAGTTCTTGAGCCTCCAGTATGTGTCAAATGAAAATATGCACCTTGGTAGCCATCTCCATCAAAAGTGACTGTATTATCAGAACCACTTATGTTCATATAGTTTGTAGCTAAGTCTTGGTCTATAGAAGAGGTTATGCTGTTGTTTGAACCATTTATAGTCCAGTCTAAATCTAGTGTTGATGCCATTGCATTAGTAGCTTGATTCAAAGTAAAAGCATTAGAAGAGCCTGATACATTAACATTTAAATTAGAACTGTCTGCACCATAAGTATTGTCAGGGTCTGTTTGCATAGCAAATGTATTTGAATCTCCAGTAAATTCAAAAAACCCTGTATAGCTATCTGCATATATATCACCTCTAAATAAATTAGAATTACCTAATTGGTTGATGTCTAAAGTCATTGTTGCACCATCTAAATCTAAAGCTGTCATAGAACCAGCAGTTGCAGTTGAACCACCAATTAAGTTTCCAGAACCTAATTGCTCTATATCTAAATTAGCTGTAGCTCCAGTTTGGTCAATAGATATTTCATTGTCTGCAACAAAAATATTTATTGATAACAAAAATATAACTGGTAATAGTTTTATCATTCCTTATAACTCCAAAAATTTTTTTGAATTCCTTTTTCTATTGTAGCTAATATTGCTTCTTCTATAGCGGATTGCAATGCTATCGTGACGCTTTCATTTTCTACATCACCATTTTCTATTTCAATTAGCTCTGTTCTATTTTCTATAAATCTAAACCCATCTTGATTTGTGCCAACACTTAGAATACTTTTTGTTATTGAAACTTCTATTAAAACTCTACCTGTTAGCACAGATACAGTTCTTAATGATAAAGTCACAGTATCTTGTTTGTATTCTTTTGAAGCACCTATACCTAATAATCTTGCACCTCTACCGCCACTTCTAGTATTGGTTTCATATCCAATAATTGCACCTTCCATTATCAAACCTGCAAACATCAAAGGCTTTAGTTTTTGTGGGTCGTCAAAAGATTCTCTTGTGCTTCTAATAAGCTGTCTTTCTTTAGTAAGATTATCCAAACCTACTCTTTCTACAACTTCAAAGAACTCACCACCCGCAACCTCTTTCAATGTTTTTATAAGTAAAACATAAGGTGCTTGTGTGACTGCTGTGCTAAATGTTGCAAAGCTATTGTTGCTTCTCCTTTGTCCAGTTTGGTCTGTAAATGAAGTTGGGTATACAGCAACTATAGGTTTTTTTACAGCAGGTAATGTTTCTGTAATAGCTTTGTTTATTACTCCAACTCTTTCAGGATACTTAGAAATCTCTTGATTAGGCAAAGCATCATCATAAAAAACAGTACAACTAGAAAGTAAAACTATTGAGAGGAAAAGTAATAACTGTTTGTTTGTTATCTTCATTTGTGACTGTCAATGTAATGTTTGTAGCATCTACTTTATAATCAATAGTGTTCCCCTCTAGCTCTATTGTTCCATTATCTTGTGGAGTCTCTCCAAATAATTTTTCTACAAGTTGTTGAGAAAGCTTGGCATAAACTCTTGTTTCAAAGTTTCTTATAAACCTAGCTGTCGTTGTATTTTGTTCATCTCTTTCTGCTTGTTCTACTAGAGCTTCTAGTTCTTCTTGAATAGTTTTGTATCTAGTATGTTCTTGATTTTCTATTGTTAAATAATGTTGAGATGTATTGACTCCTGAAAAGCTAGGAGATTTAAACTTAAAAGTCATTTCACTAGCTAATGCAAGATTTACACAAAAAGCTATAGTAATAAATAATCCAACATACATACAAATAATTAAAGCTAAATCTTTTTGTTCTGCTTTTTTTCTAGCAGCTACTTCTGCATTAGAAGGTCTGCCTCTTTTTCTTTTAATCTTTTCTTTGGTCATCTCTATCTGCCTTTGCTATTTTATCTTTCTGTACTAATTGTGGCACGCCTAACATAGTCTTTAGTAAAGTATCTTGTCTTATTATTTCATTATCTACACTTCTTACTCTGTCTATAAGTGCTACTAAAATACCTTGTTGTGCATCTAATTTAGTTTGTAGTCTGTCCTCCATAGCTTTTAGTTGTTCATTCACTTTATCATCAACTACATCTATTTTAGATTCCATGCCATCTATAATTCTGTTTATAAGTTTCCAAACAAATATACCCAGTCCTAATGCTGCAGCAACAGGAAATCCTAACTCGGTTATAAGTCTTACAATGTCATCCATCTACTGGCTCAAAAAGACCCATTTCGATTAGCTTGGTTCTATTAGCTTGATGTACTGCTTCTATTGCTGCTTTATTTTGTCCAAAGTATTTTGCTGCTAAGTGAGCATCTACCATTGCTTCATTTATATCTTCTCCATCACAAACAACTGTGCCTAATACTCTACCAAACTTTCCTTTAGAGTCTCTTAGTTTAGTTCTAATAATTACTGTATCTGCATCTTCTACAGCCATTTTTAAAAAAGCTGCAGACATTTTGCCTCTAGCTTTTTCATCTTTATCTCTTGTTCTAGATTCAGGAGTATCTATTCCAAAAAGTCTAACTCTTGTTTTGTGAAGCACAGAAAACCCTAAGTCTAGTGTCACATCTATAGTGTCACCATCAACAACCCTATCTACTGTACATTTATATTCATACATCGTATTTCCTGTTTTCTTTTAAATATTTTAAATAAGCTTTCATATTTCTTTCTACTCTTCTATCCGCCCATATTTTTAAACTAATAAGACCTAATAGAAATAAAAGATTAATACCTATGCCTATAAGAAGGTCGTAATCCATTAGTGCATAGAAACTTCTATATTGTCATCTTCTATTGCAAGGAGTGAATCTAACTCTCCTATAACTGTGACACCTTTTCTTTTGGCAGTCTTTTCAGCTATTTCTCTAGTTTCTGCAATAATATCTGGACCATCATGAGTTTGTCCTTTATAAGTAAACTCTGTCAAAAATATTCTCATATTACCCTCGCTAAAACCTCTATAGATGCCATTGTTGCATATAAGCCAACAATCAAAAGCTCTATGCGAACAAATCTTTTGTTGCCCTCATCAAGTCTTTTTTCTATGTTTGCATATCTAATAGCACACTCTCTTTCGTGTGTATCTATTTCATTTGCTATTTCGTTTATAGTTCTTTTGCCCATATTTATTTATAAAAAGTGACTGTACTGTTTGGATAATTAAGTTGATAAATTGGATAAATATTTTGAGTACCACCACCACCTTGATAAAAATTTATACCCCAGCCTGTACCATATTGAGTAAAAGCATAACTCATAGCACTTCTTTGAATTGTAGTTCCATTTATAACCAAATATCTGAAAGCAGCAGCATCGGTATTTGCTATAACTCCACCAGAAGGATTATTAAAAGTCACCTGAAAAGTTCCATTACCTGTCAAGTTATGATGATTAGAGTAAATTTGTTGTATTGAGTTTCCACCAAACAAACCTGTAGAAGATGTAGTTCCTGTAAAACTACCATACAAAGTTCCCGAACCTTGTTGAGTATTATGATAGTGAACACCAGACCTTAGATAATTACTTGCACCACCTGAAGCATAACTTCTATGTGTAGGAACAAAAGGTATGGTGACTGATGCTGCTGCACCATACCATTCATTAAATGCCATATAAGCACCAGAACTTTTACTTATTAAACCTCTTATATCTGTATCATTAAGAGTACAGTAAGAAGCATTAGCACCGCCTGCTTCTGTGTGCATATCATTTAATGTAATAGTTCCGCTAGTTTGAAGAGCCATTTTTTAAATCCTCAACTTGTTTGCTTAAATCTTTTACTGCCTCTATGAGCAAGCCAACTGTGTTTGCATACTTCATAGTTTTTATTGTTCCTAGTTTTTCATCTTCATATTTATCTACTAATTCAGGAACAACTTTTTCTACCTCGTTAGCCACTACTCCTATTTCTTTTGATTTATCTGCTTTTTTAGTAAAGTGTACACCTCTTAGTTTTTTAACTTTATCTAAAGCATTTTCTATTTGATATATATCTTCTTTCAATGCTAGGTCAGAATATGCAGCAACATTTCCTGTAGCTGTAGCATTACCACTTGTATCAACAGAAAATCTTGTACTACCTTGATACCTTAAATAATGACCACCCCAAGATTCATGATAAGTATGGCTATTATTTACAAAATAAAATCTAGGTCTGCCATCAGAAGAATTTATATTTGTAGCTACAGGTATAGCTGCATTTAATTTAGTTGTACTTAAATTAGTTAATTGTGTTTGTGCATTTGATGACAATGTACTTATATATCCAAGCTCAGTATTGTTTACTGAGCCATCACCAATCTTTGTAGCATCTATTTGTGCATTACTAGCAATATTACCATTATCTAAATTTGTGATTGTGTTGTCTGGACCATTCAAAGTTTTATTAGTAAAGGTTGCTGTTTGGTCTGCTGTTATTCCAAAACCGCCACCATTTATTTTAGAGTTAGCACCTAAATCTATAGAATCTAAAACATCTATAACTGCTGCACCTGCACCCGCACCATTTAAAACAACCATTTTTGTAAGACCATTTGCTATAGTGACAGTAGCTCCACTACCTTGTTTAATTATTATTGATTGACTACCACTTGTAGAATTTTTGATTACCATAGTTTTTGACATGGTAGTTGGATTTATTTCTAAAGTTCTTGTTGCAGTTAATGTTGCAGAAGATGTCACATCAATAAACATTCTTCTGTACAAATGCGAGGCTTGGTTTACAGTCACAGTTTTATTTGCATCAGAATCAAAAGTTGCACCTGTGCCATAAGAGAAAGCTTCTCCTATTAATTCTAAATTTAAATTTGTAGTATCACCCCAAGTACCACTACCTTCACCTGTAGCTAGTTCGGTTAATACTAAATCATTATCATAACTTGGCATAATTTACCTCTTTATTTATGCGACCTCATTCCAATTTGGATTTTGAGTATCATTTACTGTACTCCAATTTGGAGTTTGTGAATCATTTACTGGTGTAAAGTTTGAAGTTTGGCTGTCATTAACATCACTCCAAACTCTTACATCTTTTACAGTTATAACAGCAGAAACACCTTGTGATACTACTACAGCACTAGCAAGTATCGTTGAACTGCCTATAGCTGTACTAGAAGAAATTCCTGTCACAGGAACTCTGTTTTCTGTTCTTACTCCTTCATTACCTAAAGTTGCAGTAGCAGATACACTTCCTATTTGTGCTGCAGTCACATTACAATCTGCAGTTATTGTTTCATCTCCTAGTGCAGATACTTTAGCATCAGAAGAAACTCCTTGAACTGCACCACCAAATACGACTGTGTTTCCTACTGCTGTTGTTCCTAAATTATTTGATACGCTTACAACTGCACCTGCAGTATTTTGTAAATTACCCACAGCACTTGTTGCTGATACTCCTGTTATAGGTGGTGTTGTAGTAGCTGTAAATGTAGTAGTTCCTACTGAAGTTGTTGCTTGTAATCCGGAAATATCTTCATGTATTCTTGCATCTGCACTTGGAACAACTGTGCCTACAGACATTACTCCTACATTTGTTGCTACAGTTATTACTACATTTGGACCTGTTGCTGTTCCTAAAGATGCAAAAGGTGCTTGTGCAAATGCACTTAATCCAAACATCTAAATTAATTGAACTCCAAAAATATAATAGAGAACAGGTCCATATTTAATATCAGTCAAAAATAAATAATTTATTGAATAAATAATTCCATTGATAACTACAACTTTAAATCCAATTACTATAACAATTACATATGCTATAGCTTCAAATAAACCTTGTTTTTCATATACTGATTTTATTTTCTTGATTGCTGCTTGAGCAACAGGAAAATTCCATCTTAAATAGTTTCTGCTTTTATCCATTGTTTATCCTCATATTCTGGGTGTATGGTATCTCCTCTATAATAGTTTGGAAATTTCTTTGTAAATTTTATATATTCAACAGGTACTCCTATATCAAATTTCTTTCTTACTTCATCAATATCTTGTTCAAGAAAATATAAAGGACTATTGGCTGATAATAATTTTTTATTTGCTCGTTTAGCTAGTTTGTCTGCCTCTCTTAAAACTTTAAAAGGTAAAAGAGATTTAGTACGCCAAGCAACTTTACAAGTCACTATAAAAGCTACATAAGCAACAGGCACTACGCCTATAGCTCTAAAAGTAATTTGTTGAATTAATCCTTCTCCAAAAAGCGTAGTATCGTATCGAAATAAAATGTGCCATAAATCATGTGTTAAAAACATATGACTTGATAAATTACTCCAGAGTTTATTTCCCTTCCTTCCTGCAAGAACTTTAGTGTTTTCTCCAATAAGAAATCTTTTATCATAAAGTTCTTCCATAGACCAATTTTTTAGTAAATTACCTAAGTGCGACCCTACAGTATTTGGTGGCAAAGATTGTAGCCACTTTCTATCTGATAATTTTGGTAATACTTTTTCTCTTACATAAGTTGCATCATTCCAACTTCCACCAAATAAGATAGGTCTTTTTTCTTTTTTAAGATGTGTAAGTAATGCTCCTAAACCAAAAGGAATAGCCATTTGTCTAATTAAACCTTGATAAGCATCTAATCTTGCATTACCAAAATCATCTTCAAGTTTTTGTAAATTATGATTATTCTCAAATACATCTCTGCTGTATTCATATATTTTCTTTAAATTCCATGCCATAGTTATTACCTCTTATACACCATGATTCTTGCAGTAGTTTCTGATTCATTTTTAATATCTACCGAAGAACTATTTAATCTTTTTATATCATACTGATTTATTTGTGTACCGCTTATAGAACAATTCTGTGAAAAGAATAAGTACATTAAATTATCAGATTTATTAATTGTTTTAGTTTCACCAACACCTATATCTAAAACACTACCAGAATATCCTTCTACTTTAGGTAAAAAGCAAACTAATTTAGTATTGTCTTGTGTTGCTTTTACTTCTCCATACTTAGAATACAATCCCCAAGAAAAACCTTTATCTTGTAAAGTTTCGTAATTATTACCAAAAGTATAAGAAGCTTTATAACTTTTATTAGCCATAGCTTCTTCAATACTTGTTTCTGTAAAAGAACCATTCTTTAAATAATCATTCTCAGTTAATGAGTTAAGTCTTTGTATATCAAACTCAGTAATATCAATACCATCCCAACTAAGAGAAACTTCTACACCACCTTCTATAATAGATAATATACTTGGAGTTTTAAGTATGTTTGTACTTTCAGTATCAAAAGTTTGATTTGTTATTTCAATTATTTCTGATTTTTCTGTTCTAGAAGCTACATCTCCCTGATTGCCTTTAACTACTACTATTTGAAATTCATCATCAACTACTTTAAGAGTTTCTGGTACTACAACGAAATCATATCGAACTGTCATTATATTTTCTCGCTTGTTTTGCTTTCAGCATTTTTACTTATATCGTAAACAGTTTCGTCTATTTCTGTATTTATACATTCAAAAAATACTTGTTTAATTTCAGGTTCTGTTGTGCCATCAAACATAGATTTTGGTTTTCGTATGGCAACTCCTTTATAGTCGCAACGATACCATGTAGTTCCATCATCAGCAGGTTCTTCGTAATAAATAATATCTTCTGCTTTTTCAACCATTATTGTGTAATACTTATATTCCAAGTACCTGACATATTAATATTAGTATTATTATTAGTAGTCCAAGTAAAATGTGTATATGACCCGATGTTAAGAGTAGCATGATAAGAAATACTTTTAGCAGTTACCCAACCACTATTTTGATGAGCATCACTTCCATACAATCTAGTTGCAGGAACTCCATCTTTTGCAGGAACATCAATATAACGAAAAGGACAAGTTGAAGTAGTCCAAGTGCTTCCTTGAGCGTAATTCGTTCCCCATGTTCCACCTATAACAAGTGTAAAGCTATGATTAGACCAAGTACCCGCAAGACCCATACTTTGTTTAGAGTAAAAACCAGCAACATAACGAAGTGTTGTTGTAGGGTTATTGTCAGTTCCTCTAAAATGGTTAAATGATATTGCACCAGAAGAAGGTATTTGTCCTGAATTTCCTACTTGGTCTACGCCTACTTTAAATGTGTAAGTAACATTTGGCTGTCCTCCGATATAAGGATAAATAGTTGTATTTTCTATGTTTGACATTTTTCGCCCAAACTGACGATAATAGGCAGTATATGCAGGAATAGAAGGACTATATTTACCTCCGGGTTGAGCAGGAACATATGCACTTGTACTTGAATAACCTACACTTTGAGCAACAGTAGCAGGATTATTATTACTATTTAAATTTCCTGCATAGTATTCACTCATACTATCAGGAGGCTGACCACTTGTTCCACCATAACTCCATTCTGTTCGGATACTAGTCATTGAAAGAGGTCCTGATGCAGGTAGCGTCATTCCTTAACCTCTAGTTCTTTTACTTTAGCTGTAAGAGTTTCTATTTGTTCTTGTTGTTCTTTTATAGCTTCGACTAATAAACCTACTGTGTTGCCATAACGAATAGCTAAATGTTTGTCGCTAGCATCATCTACAGTAGAAGTTTCATAAACAGCTTCTGGTAATACTTTTTCTAAATCTTGTGCTATTAGTCCTGTAAGTCTATTGCCATCTGATTTTAAGTCATAAGTAATACCTTTTAATTGTTTAACTTTATCTAAAGCATTATCTATAACTTTTATATTTTCTTTAAGACGAATATCAGATGGAGTTCCATAAGCTGTAATATTGTCAGAAGCTATAATTGCACCTGTGACTCCTAATGCTACTGAGGGTGATGTATTGCCAATACCAACATTACCATTAGTTCCATTAATTCTCATTCTTTCTGAACCTGCTGTGCCAAAAGTCATTTCTCCTGCATTTACTCCAGCAGCATTTCTATAAGCTCTTATCCATGTAGGTGCTGTGTAGTTATCAGTAGTTGTGTTTATAAAACTAAGCTGTCCATAAGTACCAGCAGTTGTACTATCTCTTTGTATTGTCAGTCCTGAGCCATCAACAGTTGTTTTAACTTGTAATACATTAGCAGGTGCGGAAACTCCGACACCAACATTACCTGCAGCGGTTATTCGTAAACGCTCTGTATTATCTGTAGCAAATAAAATAGGTTTTGCGTCTTTTCTTTCTAAAGATGAATAGTTAGCAGTATCTGTATAAATTACAAATTGTCTCGTTCCCGGACCAGAACCCATATCAATTCTGGAAGCTTGAGCGCCATCCATTTGAAAACTAGCTACATTTGTTTGCTCTGTTAAAGCAAGAACTGTTCCAACCATACTTAATCCCATAGGATTAGTACCTCTACTACCTATTGATACATCTGAACTTCCAGAACTTTCATCAAAGAAAACAGCTTTACTTGCAGGTAATGTACAAAATACATCTTTAGTACCCGAAGAAAAATTAACTGCAGCGTCAGAGTTTGAACTGCTAATTATAGTAGTCCTACTTAAAGTGTCTGGAGTTGCATCGGTAACTGTGCCAATGCCTACCTCAAACTCATCTGCAGTTTGATGAACGATAGCGTAGTAGGTGGTATTAGAATTTCCAATACCTGATACAAAGGATTCAAAACC